CTTAAATTGCCGCTTCCTTTCGGTCTCAACTTCGTCCAGCACCCCGCGCATACGCAAAAAATCCCAATCCATTATCCTTCCTCCTTACCAAAAAACATTAATTAAAATTAAATATCCCACAAACCACATCAAGCAAGATATTAAACACGTTGTTACCAAATTATCAATTGGTATCTGCCCTGAATTGTTCATAATGTCATCCCTCCAGACAGACCATGGCACCACAGCGAGTACAGTGGTACAGGTCCACGTTAGGAAAATGTTGCCTGGTATTTTCACGCAGCTCTGTCCGTTCTTTTTCAACCTGTAATTTTGTTTTTGGGTGTAAATTCGGATATTTTTTATCAGAAAAATTCGGTACCCGTTGCTCAACACCCATATTGATATTTTGCATGGCCCGTGGCAACATAACAGATAGTGGGCCATTAACCTTTGCAGCTGGAATAAATCGATTCGGGGCAAGATACACCTGGTCATCCAAAACCTTACCCCCTTCATACTGACCAGGCCCAGTCATTTTACACATACAATATAGTTTCATTCGGCGCTCCCTTCCTCTTTCCCAGTTAAAATACATTTTGATTTCAGGCCCCGCTTCCTTAAATCAGCTCTAAACTTGCGACGAAACTTTTTTAAATCATCAGTAATATCCAGGCTGGTGTAGTGGTGTTTGATTTCTTGGACACCTGGTATTTTCTCCGCATTTAAAAAAGCGTTCAGCTGGGTGAGCCTTCCCATTAGACTATTCCTTCTTTCTCGGCCAGCCAAAGCGGGATCTCAAACTCCCAGTCTTCTCCTGAAATAAGACGGGCGGATTCTACCTGGCTCTTTGGGATCCAAATATCTTCAATCCCGTCATTAACAAGATAGGCGTCATCGGTTTCCCGTTTCAGTTGACCGTAAAACTCTACAGTTTCAGACATCTTCAGACTGCCTGTCTTTAAGTGGCAACTTCATTTGATCCGGATCTAAGATTTCCACCATCTTGTCCTTAATCTTTCTGGACGGATCAAAGGCCATCTCCACTGTTATTTTTTTGGCGTTTGCCTGTGGCTCTATCTTTGCAACAAAGGCAACCTTAAACATACCTTCGGTTGCCAGATAAGCCTCCTCAATCGGTTTCTCATAATCAGACATAAGCTGTTTAACCATGCCTGATATTTTTTCACGTTCAGTAAAGCTGATATCCATGCCGCCCTCCCTTTCTATTACTCACAAGACATCTCTGTCAAAAATCTCCGCAAACCCTTAGTCGGTAGGGGTTTCCAGCGTTTCGTCTTTTTCGTCAGCGGCCTTTATGGCTGCCTTCACCTTCTTCCTGGCCATAGTGATTTTTCGCTTGATCTTAGAGTCAGCAGCTTTATATGCTTCATCGTCCATGTTTGCCAACCTTAAGGTTTCTTTATCTAAACCCAGATCAACCTTAGTTAAGGCTGGTTCTTCTCCTGGATCTGTCAACACCGTTTTTTTGACTCCAGCAGCCTTACTGGCCAGCCACTTGTCAATCAACTCTAATTTTTCCTTACGGTAAAGACCCTTGGCTTTTTTTGCTTTAACGGTCTCTACTCCATCCTTCTCCAGTTTTTCGATAATTGGTTCTGGGTGTAAAATAGTCATTTTTCATCTCCTTTTTGGGTTTAGGTTATACCAATTTCATGCTTGGCGTATTCCAACATTAAGAAAGCGTCGGCTTCATCATCATTAGCGGGTTTATATCCTTTAGCCAGGACGGCCTCCACCATCGTCTCTTTACTGGCAGCACCGTGCCCGGTTGAGAATTTCTTAAGCGTGGCTGAATGGACAGTCATGCACTCAATATAGTATTTAGCACAAAACTCCATCACCTTTGTCTGTAAGCCCACACCAACCTGCGTTGCAGCTCCACCGCGATGGTGAGCCTGTTCATAAATCACCAACGCCAGCTTTCCCATCATAATTTTGTGCATTTTTTCCAACCATCCACCAAAGCGCAGATAAAGCATGCCTGGAGACTCTCCCCTAACGTTTGGAAACTTCTCGGTTCCCAAAGTAATAATTTCATTTTGCAGCACGGCCCATCCGGTCTGGCGGCCAAGATCCAGCGCAATAATCGTTATCGGTTTACTCATTGGTCCCTCCTTTTGTTTGTAATTTCAACTGGTTTAATACCGCCTTTGGGACAACCGACTTTCCCGGCACCAACATTGGCACCATCGCAATATGATATTCTGACGATATCATAATAGCCCTGACCCTGGCAACCTCATTACGGTTGACATATATATCCTTGCGGTTTTCCCACACCTCCAGGAACAAATCAGACTTTCGCATATTAAACATATGTAGGGTCAGGCTGGCATTGTCTCTTACCGTTCGCATCTCGATTAACTCTCTTTTCACACGAACGTTTAAAAGAAATGTCCACAACAGTATGAGCAACAAGAAAATTATTAAGGCAACCGCATTTGTTATTTGTTTATTCCTCATGGTTATCCCCCTTTTTTTATTAGTATTTTTTTGTTCTTTTATCCGCTACTCCCCCAACCATCCAAAATTGGTGTCTCAACAACAGGCAACACCCTGTCCATTGCCCGATATAGTTTTCTTAAAGAAATTTTCTTGGAATTTAAAGATAAAAGCGCCAGCCTCTCTTTCGGGTTTACTTCGGGCATACATGTTTGTGTTTTTAAATTATTTCTGGCTTTCTTTAACGCCCAATTGGCCTTGGTTCTGTTTAGGTTTTTAAGGTCCCTGCATGGAAGACAGCGCTTTTTACGCTGCCATGTCCTTGCCTCGGTTTCGGTTATTTTAAGCCCGCAGTCTTTACACCACAAAACCACACGGCTTATTAAGTGTTCGTGCGTTGGACATAATGTATAATTTTTAAATATTCGCTTTTCTTTATCTATAATAAATATATATTTACAGCCGCATCTATAATAAATTATCTTAAAATTCATGCCGTTGTCCTTTTTTTGTGTTTTTAATATCGCCCAGTATAAAGCGACTCAAACCTTGTGCTTTTAGCCAGCCACGCCATATGGATTGTACAGGTAGGCCCCTGGCGCTGCTTTGCTATAATCAATTCAGCCTTACCTTTGAGTGGATTGTTTTCACCGTCGTCATATACTTCGTCACGATAAATAAACATAACAACATCGGCATCTTGTTCCAGGTTTCCAGAGTCCCTAAGATCAGACAGCCTTGGCCGCTTGTTTGTACGATCCTCCACGCTCCTGTTTAGTTGGGATAGGGCCAGAACGGGTATTTGTAATTCTTTGGCTAATGCTTTAAATTTCCTGCTATATATCCCAACCTCGTCATTCCTACTCTTGTGGGCAGCACCCGAAACCAAACCAAGGTGGTCTATAATAATAAAATTAATCCCGTGCCTTTTATGAACAATTCTGGCTGTTTTGCAGATGTCACGATAGCCCTGATCACCACGATCATCGATACCGATATCGGTGTTCTGGATCTCAGCGGCCCCCTCTGCTATTATATTCCAATCATTATTACTCCAAAACCCAGACCTAAATACCGTGGTGGACAGTCCCGTCTGAGATGCAAACAGCCGGTCCATTAATTGGCCTTTAGGTTGTTCTAAAGAAAAAATAAATGGTTTATATCCTGCGTCGGACGCTCCTCTTGCACACTGTAATGCCAGGGCTGTCTTTCCCATAGATGGCCGACCCGCAAGGATTAATAAATCAGAGTTCTGCATGCCTGACAAAACTCTATCTAAATCGTTAAAACCAGTCGGCACCCCAGTAATTAAAATCTTATTTTTATGAATCTCCTCATAACGATCAATTGTGTCTATTATTAAATCTTTAGTAAAAACATACTCTGGATCCGCATAGGTGTTTATAGATAATATCTTTTTTTGGGAGGTTTCCACCAGGTCTTCTATGTCCTGTGAGACATCGAAAGCAGCGCCTTGGATCTTTTGGGCTTCAAGTATCAGCTCTCTACGCACGGCATATTCGTTAATTTTTTTAGCATAATGTGAGGCATTAACAGCCAGTGGTGCCTCTTGCATCCTGACCAAATAGGTTGCACCACCCGCTTTTTCAAGGTCGCCATTTTCTTTGAGTCTGTTTGTGACTGTAATATAGTCTACCGGTTCGCCTTTTTCAAACAGTTGAAGTATGGCACGATAAATTAATTTATGCTGTGTCCTGTAAAAGTGAGATGGGTTTAAAATGTCAACTATGTCTCCCATCACACTGTTGTCCACCAGCATGGCAGACAGTAAAGATTCTTCGGTCTCCAGATTGTGCGGTGGTAACATTTTTAAGTCATTCATATCTACTCCATTATCGACGGGTGAAAGTCTTTTGGTTGTGGTCGGCCCTCACCGTCTCGTTTTTCTTGAAATCTTTTTTGGTTGTTCTCCCAGGAATTAAGTTTCGTATTAAGCCAGGAAAACCCTCTCCATCTATTTTCAACAGCCTGCTCCAACAATCCTGTGGTTGAGTTATACCCAATACCGCGAAAAGCTACATTTCGTTTCATAGCGTTAAGAATTTGGGTTAAGGCTGACTTTCTCATGGTTTGAGTCATTTTTGGAGCTTTGTTGTTTTTTTGACGAGCAATTTCCCATTCTGCAAATTTTTCTACTGGAAACCCTTTTGGAAAATCAATTTCCCCATACTTATTACTTATTACTTCTTCTATAATAGATAACGTACCAGTTTCCTTACCAGTTTCGCTACCAGTTTCGCTACCAGTTTCGGAAAAACCTCTTGCTTGATATTGCTCATAATTTAGGATAGTTACTATAACCCCCCTTACCAGTTTCGCTACCCGTATCATCGCCCGTTTCCTTAACAGTTTCGAGATTGTGTCTAAATGGTGGGGTTTATAACCGTGGGGGCGGTTCCCAACCTTATATTTAAGCATCTCTAATAATTCAGAATAAGATGTCAAGCATTGCCCCCGTTTTAACTTATAGCCCTTTTTAGTACAATCTTTCCACTCTGCATTAAGCAACAAATAAACCCAAACCTTAAGATAGTGCGGTGGCTTATCCATTAGTTCTGAATCTAAAATGGCCCGATGTAATAATATATATCCAGTCTTTTTTACCATTTTTACGGATGAAACCTTGGTACGTTCTGTCCCTTATATTCCATCCGCATCCAGGTCAGGAACGACCGATAGGTGCCGATGATTTCCTTCATCGCGTGTAGTGCTTCCCTGCAAGCCAGATAAGTTGATTCTGAGTCGTCCACTTTAAATTTTAACATTGAGATTTCAACATGGCCCAAAGTTTGGGCCTTAAGGATACTTATAGCCATCCCTTTGTTTTTAAGCATTAGCTGCCGTTTGGCAAATTCAATATTGAAAACTCTTGTTTTTTCAGCCTTGGCCCTTCCCAGGGTTTTATATTCGTCGTTTTTGTCTTCGATTTTTTTAATTAAATCTTGAAGTTGCTGGATTATTTCGTTGGGATCCAGATCATAATTTTCATCCATAATTCAACCCTCGCTATCTCTGTCGTTATAGCCAACATCATATCCACTGTCATAGCCTTCACCCCCCGCTGCTTCCATACACTTTTCACACGGCTCAA